TATATTATATGAAGCAGTAATTTTTTCTATTGCTCCGTCAAATCTTGTAAGAATATCTTTTTGTTCATTTTCTATTATCTTAAAAATTTCATTTATCGCTTTTTTCATTTTAGGCGATAAATCATTAAAAGATTTAGAATCAATAAATCTATTTTCTTTTATAATATTACTAATTTTTGTTTTCATCAGTTACGGGCTCTGTTCTAGGTGCCGGACTAATAATTTCTGGTTTTGGATCACTGTGTGGTTCCGCTTGTCCTGAAAATAATACACTTGCAAGTTCTTTTCTTCTTGCTTCTAATGCGTCGCCTACTTTATTTCTTAATGCATCCTTAAATGCTTCACCAGCTTCAGCCGCTTGTCCTAATGATAATTTATCAATAAAACTTTTTATTTGTTCAGTCATTGTTTCCTCCTTTTATATTTATAATAAAGTTTCAGTTTTCTTTGGTTTATCTATATCACCTGAAGAAGAGTCCATATCTGTATTGTCAATAGGTCCTTCTGATTTAATAAGTTTATCTTGATCATTTATTTCTTTTTCAGATTGTTTAAAAACATATTTTCTTATATATTCTTGTGAAAAATATTTACCTACATATTTTTCTAAATTGTCAGCTAATTGAACACGATCTTTTAACATTTCACTTTCTTTTATTTCAGCAAAATGACCGTCTTGTAAAAAATCGTATTTAATATTATTTTGTATAACACTCCAATCTTCATTAGCTATAACACCTCTTAATATCAACTGTGTTTTTAAAAGATCATTAAATAATTCTGTAAATTTTTTTCTTAATCTTTGTACAAATTTTGTAAACTTTAATTCATCTCTTGTTATTTCAGTTGAACGGCCTAAACTAAAACCAGATGAGGGTTCTAGTCTACTTACAGGCACATTTAATGAACGATAAAGTTTCTTTTGAAAATACTCGACATCAGCCATTTCACCTAAATTTTGGCCACCTGGTAATGTACCAATATCAGTTCCTCGTCCACCTTCTCTTGTTGGTAACCAATAGTCTTCTAACATATTCAAATAATTACGATCATCTCTTATTTCACCTGTATTGGCATCGTAAACCAATTTGTTTCTGTATCGTGCCATTACATCTCTTAAATATTGTTCAGCCTTTTGTTTAGGTAAATTACCAACATCTATTTTGAAAATTCTTCTTTCTGGTGCTCGTGCAATACGATAAATTACAACAGCATCTTCAATCATACGTAATTGATTTACAGGTTTAATTGCCTTATGTAAATATGATAATATCATATTTTTATTTTGATCTACTAAACCTGAAGAACAAAAAGCAATTGTATCGGCCGCTATTCTTACGCCAGAGCCTGACGTAGCACCTGCAACACCCTTTTCATTAAACATAAAATATTCATCATAATCGTTCATAATTGATAAGTCAACAGTGCTTCTTATTTTTTTTAATTCTCTAACTTTTTTAATTTTGCGTGGATCAATATAACGTAGTTCTGTTATACCTTTTTTAGGATTTTCTCTATCAATAAGTTTTTGATAAAATATTCTGCCATCAACATACCATCTTTTAAATATTTCAAATCCTTTTGTGCTGAAATTCATTAAATTCAACACATTTGAAAATTCTTCATCTATTCTTTTTTTGACTTCTGGACCAAAAGGTATATCATCTAATAAAACTCTTACAGATTCTTTTTCTTCACTTGCAACTATAGCTTCGTTGCAAATATCTTCTATTGCTTGGTCACATTCTGGATGTAATGCTATTTCTCTATATCTTCTTACAAGGTCGGCTTCATTTTTAGCCGTGCCTTCCATGTCAAGGTAAGAACCAAAATAACCTCCAGCAGCGACGGTTGTTGTACCGTCATCTGCTTGAGGTGTAGTAAAGTTTTGTTTTGGATCTTGCTCTTGCTTCTTTCTGGTTATTTGAAAACCAAATAGTTCAGCCATAATTTATATCCTTTACTACTACTTATAATAGATTAAGTAGTTGTATTTGTTTCAAAAAATTGATAAGCAAATGTTACAACAAATTGTTCAATCGCTGTTGCTTCGTCATACGTTAATTCAATAGCGCCAACTTCTTTTGGAAAAGCACCTCTTAATGTATATGATTTAATTGTATTACCGTTTCTGTCTAAGTGGTCGATAAATGCGTCCACTTGATAGTCAGCAGGATTTGTTAATCCTTCATTGTCTGTCATGTTGTTAATACCATTTTGCCATCTTTCAAAAGCATTTCTTAATTTGAAGTTTGTATCGTTATAAACTGTAACGGTCCAATCAGCAAATGTTCTATCTCCGGCTATTTTGATTGATCGACCTCTAAACTTAACGTCAACTTCACCAATAGTCATAGCAGGTATAGATGTTGATCTACATAAGAAAGCCAGATCTTCTATTTCGCCACCAACTTGAGCGTAACCAGGAAAAGGCATTACTACCTTAAACTGATTGGCACGAGCGCCTCCGCCAGCAAGTTTAGCTTTGAAGTCATTAATGTTTGCCATTTTTTATTCTCCTATTCTAAAATTACCCAGCTACTTCTTCAAAAGAAACGCCAGTTCTTGTTGCTATAAATGATAATGTGATAAAGTTGATACTTCTAGCAGGTTTAATAAAGATTTCTGCTACAAATTCATTTCTATCAATTACATCGCCTGTATTATTTGTATCATCACATACTACTAAAAAGTCTGTGATACCACGTCTACCTTGCACCTCTCGTAAGAATGGTTCAACGATATTTCTAAAGTTTGCTCTTGTAAACTCATCGTTAAATTCAAACAATTGGAATTTAGAAGCAGTAGAGATTGCTTTTTCTAAAGTAATAAACAATCTTCTTACGTTGATTCTATCAAAAGCAGATGGAGCACTTAATCCTGTTTTATCACCAAACAGCACAGTGCCTTGTCCAGGAAAAGTTACTACTGGATTAATTCTGTTTCTGTATAGATCATCTCTTTGTGTTTTATTAGGATTGTATGCTAATTTAACTGCTCCTCTTATATTACCTCGGTTGAAACCTGCTGGTGAATACCAAGAGTCAGCAATTAGATCGGTTCTAGCCGCTAGGCCAGCTGTGTCGCCATTTAATGGAACAAATCTGTAAACATCATTATATCTGTCGTATTGATACTTATATCCACTGTCGAACACCACATAAGATGATGAACGAATACTTGAATAAGCACCAATTACGTTTTGTGTTTGTGTGTTTGCAGAGGCTACATTTACAACGTCTGATCTTTCTGGAGATACAAACGCTATAGCGTCTTTTCTATTTTCTGCTATTGTAATTAAATTATCAATGTGTGTTGATGTACAAGTACCTGCTATAATTAATCCAACATCCACTGTTTCAGTGTCTTCAAATTTTTCATAAGCAGTTAACTTTTGAGCAATTGTAACTGTAGAACCATCAGCGCCTGCTGATAATGATTCTAAAGTTGGTGTGTTTACAGCTGTAAATGTAGTACTTGTAGCGTTTGAGCCCCAGTTTGTACCACTTGCATTATGATCCATCCAATAAATAAATTTTGATTTATTGTAAATTACATCTGGATAATAATTTGAATCACCTTGTGGTGTTTTAGCATCAGCAGCTTTTGATGCTGAATCAAAAACTTCTAATATACTTCCTGGAACACCTGAAATTCCACCATCTTCGTCTACTACAACAATGTGAATTTCATCATTTGATCCACTTCTGTCTGAAGCAAATGGTGATGTACCTGGAGCACCTGCTACTTGATCATAATATTTCCATCTTCGTTTTAGTATTGAACCTGATACCACAGCGGCCAATAAACCTCCTTGACCTGTATCTGCTCTTACGATTGTAATGTTAGGACTTGATATTGCTTTTATTCTGTATTTACGGCCATCAAAATCTGAGCCACCTGCAGTTGCAGTAAATTCAACAATGTCACCTACGTTTAGATTTGTTACTGCTGATAATACTATTGTCGTAGCACTTACAGCTGCAGCAGTTGCAACTGTGAGAGCAGTTGTTGCTTCGTATGCTGTAGCACTTGGACAAGTTGATACTAATAGATTATTACCAAAAGCTCCTGCTGTTCTTGCCGCAAAAGTTCCTACTGAAGCTTGACCAGAAGAATAATTGTCTTGATAGTCTTGTGTATTTTTAATTGTAATTGAGCTGCCGCTTGTATTTGCGTTACTCAATCCAGTATTTTGTGCTCGTACTATTCTTAAAGCATTAGAATATTGTAAAAAGTTTGCAGCACAAAAAAAGTCCTCAAAGTTAGTTGAGTTAGGCTTGCCAAACGTATCTACTAATTCTTGTTCGCTTGAAACTGTTACAATTTCATCTAGCGGGCCTTGCGTGAATTGAGCTGCTATAGCACCCACTGAGGTTGATACAGCAGGAATAATTCGTGTAAGGTCTCTTTCCTGTACGAGAACACCTGGTGATACTTGAAATGCCATTCGGTTTTCTCCTTAATAATTAGCTAATTTTAACATATGTTATTCATTAATCGTATTATTCATACGCCCATAATCAAAGTTTAGTCATCTACATTCTATTTATAAAATACTGATTTTGTAGATTATTCACCTTTTCTGACAACTGGATGCCATGTTTCGCCATATTCATCTTTAAAGGGTTGTTCATCAGGAGTTGTTATTCCATCGTCAATAAATCCAAAAGGAGCCATGTCTTGTTCTATTATATTAGACTGTTCTTCATATAATTTAGAACGCACATCTGAATTACTTAGCTCTTTAAAATATGCTTGATTTGACAACCATCCAAATATAATTAAACAAGTCATTAAATCATCATTACAACCCTCTTCGGCCTTCCAAGAGTTATGTTGACGAGAAAAAGTAGACATTTCTTCTATGATATTAAAGTCATTTATAATTAACTTATCTGATTCTATGATTGTTTTTAAATTAGAACATCCTATCTTTTTAATTTGTTTTGTCATACGAACACCTAGTTGAGAACCACGGCCACTAAACCCTATACCTAATAATTGGCCAGCTCTGCCTCTTTGTGTTGTCATTAATATGTTGTCGTATTCTAAATCAAAATGTACAGCGTCAGATATTTGTCCACCTAAATCATTGACTTCAATCAATACATGAGCACGATTGTAAGCTTTACAAGTTTGTTCTATCACATTTGGAAACACTAAAGGTTTAATTTCATTGTTACGATATTTTGCCACTACACGATAAGGCATTTGTGTAACATCAAATACTATAAAAGCAGAATAATCTTTTGTAATACCTCTTGCTACATCAACAGTACAAACATATAATTTATTTTTATTCGGTCTTTCAAATATATCCAAACCACCTTGCGATTGTATTGGTTTTATATAAGGTGTTGCTTTAATTTTAGAAGGCGATATTAAAGTATCAATTGAACCTAAAAATTCACATTCAAACTCTTGTTGAAATTGTTCCTTACTTGTGTTTCGTATTGTTTCTTCTTTCCATTTTTCATCACGGCCTGGCACTTCTGACCAATGCACTTCTATAGGCATATAATCATTTTGTTTATTAATAGCATCTGACCATAATCTGTAATACATATTCATGCCATGTGGTGTAGAAACAATGACCATCTTTGTACTTTTACCAGAGGAAATAGTAGGAAAAACGGAACTAAAAAATTGTTCTGCAATTGTAGCAGGTACAAAAGCAAACTCATCTAAAAATATAATGTTATAAGAACCTCCTCGTATTGCACTTGAAGAAGTTGCAGCGGCCACTACTTTACTGCCGTTTTCTAATTCAATACTTCCTTTATTCCAATTCAAAACACCTTGTTGTAAAAACTTTGGTATGTTTTCATAGGCCAATTGTAAACGGCCTAGTATATCTCTTGCTGTAGATGATTTGTTTGCCAATATGGCAATATTACAATTTGGATTAAACAAAGCATAATGAAGTAAATAAGAAACAATTGTAGTTGATTTACCTGATTGTCTTGGTAATTTACATATCGTAAAACGATTATTGTGCATTGTGCCGACCATTTCTTTTTGAAAACCATACATATTAAAAGGAATTAAACCATGATCTAATGAAACAATTTTTACATAGTTTTGTATAAAATATAATGGGTCTTTAGAACATTT